GCTCAATAGTTCACTTCGTAAAACTCGGAACAATCCTCGATTGCCCCGACCACATCCAGATGCACGTCAAACCTGCACTCGTACAATCACACGAACCTGATAAAGTCAGATCCGTCTGGGGTATGCCAAAATATTTCATCTTCATCGAAGCTATGTTTTTCTGGCCTCTCTTTTCTCACTACTTCTCGGTAAAACTCACTCCCCTCCTTTGGAACTACGAATCCCTCAACGGTGGATGGTATCGCCTCAACGACGAATATCACTCTACTTTCAAATCATTCAAAACCATCTTTAACACAGATTGGTCTGAATTCGATATGAGATTCTACTTTTCAATATGGCAAGACATCCTCTCTGCCACCAAGACTTACTTCTGCTTTTGCGGAAAATACTGTCCCACCACGTTCTACCAAGATCCTAAAACCGAACCCTCCAAGATCGAAAATCTATGGCTTTGGCTCGAACGCAATTACTTCGCTGCCACCTGCTCCTCCCCACTAGGAAGAGTTTTCAAACGCCACTTCGCTGGTATGCCCTCCGGCATATTCTGCACCCAATTTTTCGACTCATTTTACAATGGAGTAATGATCATCACCTGCCTCAAGGCACTAGGTCACGCCACACCCGACGACCTATTTCTCAAACTTATGGGAGATGACGCTCTATTCGGTCTACTCACCACCATTCCTGTCACAGAATGGGCTGACTTCCTCGAACGACTATCACTCGAAGCACTTCGCCGTTTTAACGCTCGTCTCAGCCCAACCAAATCTCACGTTTCACTTGGAATTCAAGGCGCTAAAGTCCTGTCTTACTTCAATAACAACGGATTACCATTCCGCGAAGACGAAGACATCCTAGCTCACCTTCTCCACCCCAAAACGCTCAGAGATACACCTGAACGACTAATGGCTCGCTCGATCGGCCTCTACTACGCAAGTTGTGGAAACCGCCGCATTCGACACGTCTGCAAACACATCTACGACAATCTCGAAGAACAAGGCTTCCAACCATCCGTCAAAGGATTAGCCTCACTGTTCGACCCTATCGGGATCCGTCTTAGCGACGAAGACCTGGCTCACTTTCCCTCCGAAACTGAAGTCATCTCTCGTCTAGCACGACCCTCTTTCCGAGACCCTGACATTCAGTCAAGGTACTGGAATAGAGAACACTTCATTTTCGAAGCCGGAATCGCTCAACACTGAGTCATTTCTTCCTCAAATGTCCTATTCAAT